AGAAGCTCTTGCTCTTACAAATCCTGATATACACCTTGAAAAACACGTAACAACCTAACATACGTTATAAATCAACGGGTTACAAATAACAATAGGCTAACAAAGCACATAACACATAACATTGGGCGTCACGCTTTCGCTTACGCTTGCGCCTATTACTATCACCAAAACTATCACAACTACTATCACTACAAAAAAATAAACAAAAAAGACTTGACAAAAACAATAAAAAGATGATATGATGCAAGCATCATATCACCCAAGGCACTAGGGTTACTCTGCTAACAGGTCAACGAACCAAAACACGAGCGGCACGTACATAATTAAAATTGCCACAAAGCACATCACGTTTACCCAAAATTTATCACGATGCATTTTAAAATCCCCAAAGTAAAAACTAACACTTGTTAGGTTAGGCGCAAGGTTTCCCCTGCGCCCCTTGGATTACTTAGTGCCTAACTTGTTAACATCACCGCCAAGAGCTTCAAAGATATCCATTAATTGCCCTTTGTACTCTGAACTAATTGCACCACTAGAATCGCCCGCCTCATCGCCCGCAAAAATTCGGTTAATGATGGTTTGCAGATCAGCCTTGTTTTTGGCGTCAATACCTGTTGAACCTGAAACACGATTTTTGGGGGTAATGTAGCCTGAGGCTTCTTTCACACGCTGCCAGTAAACGTCAACCGTTGGGGTTTTAAACCCCGCAGCTAACATCTCAGAGGCAAACGCGGCGCGTTCGCCCTTGATACCTGATTTTGCTTTGCCCTTCAATTCATACCATGGGGTGAGCAAATCGCCTACATCGTCAAACACGTTGAACATAACGCATAACGCATCTGCGTAAGTACCAATCAAATCGCCGGTAGACTTTGCGCCCTTCACTAAGCCTGAACGGGCTTTAATCAGGGCTTTCGATGCTTCATCAAACTCAAGGGTTGAAGTAACTAACATGGTAAACCTCTCAGATAAAACCTAACATTGTTAGGCGGGTTTGATGTGAAGAAAACCTCCACACCATGACTAGAGTATACCACGATTTAACCTATAATCAGCCGGATTCATAAACAATAAATAAACTAACAATGTTAGGTTTCAGGGGGGTATAGAGAAAAAACAAACACACACCAGAACACACCCCCACACCCCAAATCCTAAGAAGGGACTCCTACCCCTATTACTCTATGATCTGCACATTAGATATCCATCACCAAGAAACACCCCCCGTCATCATTTTGTACCACGCACCCCCACCCCTATATTATTGATTTTTTGTAACTTGACTAACATCTATATAAAAGGCCCCTTGCATATATTTAGGTTCACCCACCAGATATAATATTTTTGTGGGGGGTATGGTTCAGTTTCATGAGTCTTGAACAAAGTTCCTTGGCAGGCACTGGCACTCTTTACTTATGTATCTGCGTACCCCTCACACCTATATAGAAAACGGCAAAAACTATACGCATTTAAAAAACATGTATATACTCTGCGCATCGGAGCCACAAAAAGCACTGAACATTTATGCCTGCTATTAACGTAGAACCAGCAACGGGCTACCCTGTCCCATACAATACGTCCGACGAAAAACCGGCTACGTTTAAAGATGAGCTGACGGTCACGGCAAACACCGTTGATTTGCTTGAAGGTTTAGGCATGCAGGTTGAAGCCAGCCCTGCCGATGTTGAACGCACCAAGCGTTTAGTTGCCGATGCAATTGCGGGGCAGAAAACATCCGTGCTTCAACAACCCACCGCAGCCTTTGCAGCTCGTGAGTTCCTCAAAGCGTACGGCAACCAGTTAGCCATGGATGTACACGAAGTACGTTCAGCGGTAACAGCTAAGCTCATGGAGCTTGCTAACTGCGGCGACCCTAAGTTTGAGTTAAAGGCACTTGAACTGCTTGGCAAACACAGCGACATTGGGCTATTCACTGAGCGCAGTGAGATTACGATTAATTACAAATCCTCAGGTGATCTTGAGAACGCAATTAAAGAACGAGTGCGTAGATTGCTCAATGCAGACATCGTGGACATCACGCCTATTGGTGATGATCTGGATACTGAGTTAGGTGTAATAGACTTAGGTGAGATTAAAGAATGATGGGGCCAGCCAAAAGCATATTGGAAGAGGTGTCCCTTAGAGACATACCTTCGATATTGGCTAAGCTAACTGAGAGTGAACAACATCAACTGCTCGTTGAGCTTGAGCGACTACAAGAACTAAAAGACAAAGAGCTGGCACAAGATAAGTTCTTGACCTTTGTTGAGCGCGTCTGGCCTTCGTTTATAGCAGGGAGACACCATGCAAAGATGGCTGCGGCATTTGAGGAAGTGGCTAACGGCACTTGTAAACGACTTATCATTAATATGCCTCCACGCCATACTAAGTCCGAGTTTGCATCTTACTTACTACCTGCTTGGTTTTTGGGTAAATTCCCCGGCAAAAAGATCATCGAGACAGCTCACACTGCTGAATTGGCTGTTGGCTTTGGTCGTAAAGTTAGAAACTTGGTGGATTCGGACCCGTACAAATCCATTTTTCCAAATGTTGGCTTACAGTCAGACTCAAAAGCAGCAGGAAGATGGGCAACCAACCATGGTGGGGATTACTTTGCTATCGGTGTGGGGGGCGCTGTTACGGGTAAAGGAGCGGATATCCTTATTATTGACGACCCACACTCAGAACAAGAGGCAACAGTAGCTGAAAGTAACCCCGAAATTTACGATAAAACATATGAGTGGTATACCTCGTGGCCTAGGCAGCGTCTGCAGCCGGGCGGTGCTATTGTTATTGTAATGACAAGGTGGTCTAAGAAGGACTTGACCGGTCAGGTGTTGAAATCTGCGTTGCAGCGCGGCGGCGAAGAGTGGAAAGTCATTGAATTTCCAGCAATTTTGCCCTCAGGTAACCCACTTTGGCCTGAATTTTGGCCTATTGAACAGTTAGAAGCCCTAAGAAATGAGTTGCCAACAGGTAAATGGCAGGCTCAGTACCAACAACAACCAACTTCTGACGTAAACGCTATTGTTAAGCGTGAATGGTGGAAGAATTGGGAAGATGATACCCCGCCCGCGTGTGAATTTATCATTCAATCATGGGATACGGCGTTTTTAAAAACCCAGCGTAGCGATTATTCAGCTTGCACAACGTGGGGTGTGTTCTACCAAGACGACGATGCAGGGTTTTCACAGGCTAATTTGATTCTTTTGAACGCAATAAAGAAGCGCATGGAGTTTCCTGAGCTTAAGCAACGTGCGTTTGAGGAGTGGAAAGAGTGGGAGCCAGATGCGCTGATTGTTGAGGCTAAAGCATCGGGTACGCCGTTGTTATTCGAGCTGCGAGCTATGGGTATACCGGTGCAGGAGTATACGCCGAGCAAAGGTAACGATAAAATAGCTAGACTTAACGCAGTAGCTGATATATTTGCGTCAGGTAGAGTGTGGGTCCCGGGTACACGTTGGGCTGATGAGCTTGTAGAAGAAGTGGCGAGTTTCCCGTCAGGCGAGCATGATGACTTAGTTGACTCGATGACTCAGGCGTTGCTGAGGTTTCGCAGAGGTGGGTTCATACGGTTAGACAGTGATGAGCCTGAAGAGGTTCGTGAATTTCGTCGCAGAAAAACTGCATACTACTAAGGATAAGTCATGGCAATTGAAAAAAGTTTGTATGCAGCCCCCCAAGGTCTTGAAGCACTAGACCAGATGAACAAAGACGAGCCTACACTTGAGATTGAAATTGAAGACCCAGAGTCAGTAACAATTGGGTTAGATGGTGAGCCAATACTTACGTTTACCGCTGAAGAAGCCGAAGAAGATTTTAGTAAAAATTTGGCTGAAGACATGGATGACAGCGAGCTTCAGTCTATTGCCAGTGAGTTAGCAGGTGACTATGAGGATGATGTGTCGAGTCGCAAAGACTGGATGCAAACGTACGTAGATGGGCTTGAGTTGCTTGGGTTAAAGATTGAAGAACGCTCTGAACCTTGGGAAGGTGCGTGTGGGGTGTACCACCCACTATTGACTGAGGCGCTGGTTAAGTTTCAAGCCGAGACAATGATGGCAACGTTTCCTGCTGCCGGACCGGTTAAAACACAGATCATTGGCAAAGAGACGCCTGATAAGAAAGAAGCTGCTATACGTGTTCAAGAAGATATGAACTACCAGCTAATGGACACAATGACTGAGTATCGCCCTGAGCATGAGCGCATGCTGTGGGGCTTGGGTCTGTCGGGTAATGCGTTCAAAAAAGTTTATTACGATCCGAGCATGGAACGGCAAGTGAGTATCTTCGTACCAGCAGAAGATATTGTGGTCCCTTACGGCGCATCAAATATTCAAACCGCTGAGCGTGTCACGCACGTTATGCGCAAAACTGAAAACGAAATGCGTAAGTTGCAGGTAGCGGGCTTTTATTGCGATGTAGATTTGGGCGAGCCAAACAACACACTTGATGAAGTTGAAAAGAAGATTGCTGAGAAGTTAGGGTTTAGGGCTACGTCTGACTCACGGTATAAGCTTCTTGAGATGCAGGTTAACTTAGACCTTGCAGGGTATGAACATGAAGAAGACGGCGAACCTACGGGCATAGCTCTGCCGTATATCGTCACAATTGAAAAAGGTAGTAATAAAGTTTTAGCAATCCGCCGCAACTGGGAGCCTGATGATGAGACTTATGCGAAGCGCCAGCACTTGGTTCATTACGGCTATGTTCCGGGTTTTGGCTTCTATTATTTTGGTCTTATTCATTTGGTGGGGGCGTTTGCAAAATCAAGTACGTCGCTTATTCGTCAATTAGTTGATGCAGGAACACTAAGCAATTTGCCCGGCGGCTTTAAAACCCGTGGGATGCGTATTAAGGGTGATGACACACCAATTGCTCCGGGCGAGTTTAGGGATGTAGACGTACCAAGCGGCACGATGAAAGACAACATCTTGCCGTTGCCTTACAAAGAGCCAAGCCAAACATTGTTTTTGTTAATGAACAAAATTGTTGAAGAAGGCCGTAGGTTTGCTAATACGGCTGATCTACAAGTCAGCGACATGAGTTCACAAGCCCCAGTAGGTACAACACTGGCAATTCTTGAAAGAACATTAAAGGTGATGAGTGCTATTCAAGCGCGAGTTCACTACTCAATGAAACAAGAGTTAGGACTGCTTAAAAAAATTATTGCTGACTACACGCCTGAAGATTACAACTACGAACCAATTGAAGGTAGCCGCAAAGCTAAGAAGTCTGATTACGATAACGTTGACGTTATACCTGTCAGTGATCCTAACGCCTCAACAATGGCGCAAAAGATTGTTCAGTATCAAGCTGTTCTACAGTTAGCAATGCAAGCACCACAAATGTACAACATGCAATTGCTGCATCGCCAGATGCTGGATGTGTTGGGAATAAAAGAGGCTAATAAATTGATCCCGATGGAAGAAGATCAAAAGCCAAAAGACCCAGTGAGCGAGAATCAAAACGTGTTGATGATGAAGCCCGTGAAGGCGTTCATGTACCAAGACCATCAAGCTCATATTGCAGTTCACATGTCTGCTATGCAAGACCCCAAGATCATGGCGTTATTGCAAAACAATCCTATGGCACAACAACTACAAGCCGCGATGATGGCGCATATCAATGAGCATTTAGGGTTTGAGTATCGCAAACAAATTGAACAACAACTGGGTATGCCACTGCCACCCCAGAAAGATGAGTCTGGTGAAGATGTCAATATGAGTCCTGAGGTAGAGGCTCAGCTTGCCCCTATGTTGGCACAGGCTGCACAACGTTTACTGCAGATGAATCAAAGTCAAGCTCAACAGCAGCAAGCGCAGCAGCAACAACAAGACCCGTTGATTCAGATGCAACAACAAGAGTTGCAAATTAAACAACAGGACTTACAGCGCAAGGCTCAAAAAGACCAAATGGATGCTCAGCTTAAACAGGCACAGCTTCAGATAGATAAAGAGCGCGTAGATAATCAAGCACAAATTGATGGCGTGCGCGTTGGTCTAAAAGCAGAGCATGATCGTCAAATTTTTGAGTCTAACCAGACCCTTGAGTCAATACGTCTTGGACTGGATGCAGAGACTAAACGTAGGCAACTTGAACAACAATCAAGGCAGCAAACAAAAGGCAGATAACAAATGGATA